GGTAGTAACAGCGGTTATTTGAGTGGCGACTCCGTTCACACGTTGCTGGAAATGCACGTTGAGCTGGATCTGGATGGTTTCGAGGATATGTTGGAGGGCGAGGAAACCGGCATCGCACTGCCCTACGTCGTCACGCTTGATAAGGAATCCGGCACGATACTGTCCATTCGCAGAAACTACTACGAAGACGATTCGCTGCGTCTACGGCGCACCCACTTCGTGCACTATGAATATCTGCCGGGGTTAGGTTTTTACGGACTTGGACTGATCCATCTGATTGGTGGGTTGGTCAAGTCTGCAACATCCCTGCTGCGCCAGTTGGTGGATGCGGGCACGTTGGCAAATCTACCCGGAGGCTTAAAGGCTCGGGGCATGCGTATTAAAGGGGATGACACCCCCATCATGCCCGGTGAGTTCAGGGACGTTGACGTCCCCGGCGGGACCATCAAAGAGAACATTTCCTTCCTGCCCTACAAAGAACCCTCCGGCACGCTATTCCAGTTACTGAACAACATTGTCGAAGAGGGCCGACGCTTCGCCGCCATCACCGATGTGAAGGTGTCGGACATGAACAATCAGGCTCCGGTGGGTACCACCTTGGCGCTGATGGAAAAGAACATGAAGGTCATGTCGGCCATTCAGGCAAGACTGCATGCGTCCCTTAAAAATGAATTAAAGATACTTGTCACCATCATCGAGGACTTCGGGCCGCCCGCCTATCCCTACGATGTGAATGGTGATCCGCAAGCGATTGCCCAGGACTTTGATAGTCGTGTTGATGTGATCCCGGTATCCAATCCGAATGCGGCCACGATGTCACAGCGCATCATGCAGTATCAATCCGCCTTGCAGCTGGCGGCTCAAGCGCCACAACTTTATGACTTGCCGCTCTTGCATAGGCAAATGCTGGAGGTTCTGGGTATCCGCGATCCGGATAAGATTGTTCCCGTTGACGATGATATGAAACCGGAGGATCCGGTAGCGGAGAACATGGATCTATTGAATACCAAGCCTATTAAGGTATTCCAGTATCAGGACCACGACGCCCATATCCAGACGCACATGGCCATGGTGCAAGATCCGAAGATCCAGCAAACCATGGAGCAGTCGCCTACAGCGGGTGCAACTCAGGCAGCCGTGGCGGCTCACGTCACCGAACACCTTGCTTTCAAGTATCGGAACGAAATCGAAAAAGAACTGGGCATCGAGCTACCGCCATTGGGTACGGAGCTGCCGGAAGAAATCGAGTCCCGCTTGTCAGGGCTTGTTGCACAAGCTGCTCAACAGCTGCTTGATAAAGACCAGCAAGAGGTACAGGAACAGAAGAATCAGGAGATGGCAGAAGATCCTATCTTGCAAATGCAGCGTGAAGAGTTGGAAATCAAGAAGCAAAAAGTACAAGCCGATGCTCAAGCTGATCAAGCGAAGCAGCAGGGCGAACAGCAGAAGCTAGAGCTGGAAGCCGAGAAAGCGCAGATGCGCGACGACCTGCAGCGCTTCAAGATCGAAAGCGACGAACGCGTAGCGGGGGCGAAGATTGGCGCGGAGATTGCCGAGCGACAGGCTGAACGCGATCAGAAGGATCGCCGCGTGAGTGCAGATCAGGAAGCGAAGGGCGCAGAGATTGGTCGCAAGATAGCTGACAGTCTGTTGAAGAGTCCCTGATGAATGATTTTGTTGACCCACGATTTGTGGATTTGTTAATGTCGCGTTTAAACGAAACGGAGTCACGCTTAAAAGACGTGATTGTTACTGGATCTATCGAGAACTTTAACCAGTATGAATTGCTCCGTGGTCAGATCGAAGGTGTTCAATTTGCCAAGCGTGACATTGAGGAAATTGTCGAAAAGATTTTTGTAGAGGAATGACGCCCGCGAGGGCAGGGGTACACCACTTCCCCTTCTAAGTGGACTGAAGGTTAAACAACATGGCCGAAGTAACGGATATTCGAGAGGAGACAGCAACTCAGCTGCCAGAGCCTACCGGATATCGCATCCTCGTTGGGCTGCCGAACATCGAAGAGAAGACGGACGGCGGTATTCTCAAAGCCCATGAAACCATCCAAGTCGAAGAAGTTGCCTCCATGGTGGGGTTTGTGATCAAGATGGGGCCGGATTGCTATCGAGATAAGACGCGTTTCCCTCATGGCCCATGGTGCAAAGAAGGTGACTTCATCATCATGCGGGCTTACAGTGGGACGCGTATTAAGATTCATGGCAAGGAATTCCGGATTATTAACGACGATACCGTAGAAGCCGTGGTGGATGACCCAAGAGGTATACACCGTGTCTGATGTAGATAGCTTTTTACCGGACGAAGCCGACGTCATGAAGACGTTGGAAGCAGAGGCGCAAGACGATCTTGACATTGAAGTTGTCGATGATCGCCCGCCCGAGGATCAGCGTGCACCACGCGTTGTCAATCCCAATGACGAGTTTAATATTGATGCAGAGATAGAGGGGATTGACAAAGAGACGAAGGATCACATCAGTCGTCTCAAATACGAATACCACGAACAACGACGAGCCAAAGAAGAGGCTGCACGTTTGCGCGACGAGGCGCTGACGTATGCCAAGCAGGTGCAAGGACAGAATGCGCATCTGAATGATTTGGTTGGTCGCAGCGAACAGGCGTTGTTAAGCAGCGTCTCCACACGGGCCGATGCCGAAATCGAGTCCGCCAAGCAGGCTTACAAGAAAGCCTATGATGACGGCGATACCGATGCCATGGTGTCGGCACAGGAGTCGATGACAAGAGCGCACTCTGACAAGTCTTATTTGCAGAACTACCAACCGCAGGTACAGCAACCCGCACAGCAACCGGCTCAACCACAAGCAGCTCAACCGCAGCAGTTGGATGAACGGACGCAGACGTGGATTGCTAAAAACCCTTGGTTTCAACAACCGGGGTATGAAGCGATGTCTGGTTTTGCATTAGGGATGCACCAGAATCTAGCGAGTCGAGGTATCAATGCGACAAGCGACGCCTACTTCGAGCATATCAACACCGAGCTAGAGCGTGCATTTCCACAGTTTTTTCAGCAGGAAACAGAAGATCCTGCTAGTTCCCCCAGAAGGAACATCGCAGTCGTTGCTCCTGCACAAAGAGAGGGCAAGCAAAAGCGCCAAGTAAAGCTCAACAAAAGCCAAGTGGATCTTTCCAGACGGCTTGGCATTACTCCACAGCAATATGCTAAACAAATGCAAATAGATGCAGCGAAGGAGGCATTGTTATGAGCGAAGAAAAGCGTACCCCACGCACGTTGGAAGACAGAGAAGCCAGCGAGCGTATTGAAGATTGGAAGCCACCGTCTGTACTGCCAGATCCAAATCCTATTCCGGGTTATAAGTTTCGCTGGATACGCACGAATATGATCGGCCAAGCCGACAATACGAATGTGTCCATGCGATTCCGCGAAGGATGGGAGCCGGTGAAGTCAGAAGATCATCCTGAGTTGGAGATTATGCCAGATCATAATTCTCGATTTCCGGGGTGTGTCGAAATGGGCGGATTACTTTTATGTAAGGCTCCCGAAGAAGTTGCAGAAGCCCGCCAGCGTCATTACGAAGGAAAGGCCGCGCAGCAGATGGAAAGCGTTGACCAGAGCTACATGCGTGAGAATGATCCAAGGATGCCTTTGTTGCGTCCTGATCGTAATACACGAGTAACTTTTGGTCGCGGTAACACCTAAACTTATGATGAGGTACATGTAAATGGCTACAACAGCAGCCCCCTACGGTGCCCGCCCTATCAATACGACGAGTGCAAGCGGCTCCTATACGGGAAAAGTTCAGCACATCAAGATTGCTAGTGCTTATGGCACCGCGATTTTCTATGGGGATTTTGTCAAGCTCGTGACTGCCGGTACGGTCGAAAAAGACGCCGGGACCGCAGCGCTGACACCCATAGGGATTTTCATGGGATGCAAATACACCGATTCCACATCGAATCAGATGACGTTTAATCAACAATGGCCCGCTTCGATGGCAGCATCGGATGCGGTCGCTTATGTTGTGACAGACCCAGAAGTTCTGTTTCAGATGCAGAGCGACGAAACCGTTGCTCAAGCGGCTCTCGGTGCGAACGCCTCCGTCGTTCAGACGGCGGGTTCTACGTCTATCGGCAATAGCAAAAATGCTTTTGACGGTTCGACGGTTGCAACCACTAATACGTTCCCGGTTAAGGTTGTCGATTTTGTCGATGGCCCGACGAGTTCCGTGGGCGATACCTATACTGATGTCATTGTGAAATTCAATGTAGGGCATCAGTTAACCAATACCACAGGTATTTAAGGAGGAATAAATCATGGCGATTTCACGCGCCCAGATGCTGAAAGAACTCCTCCCAGGGTTAAATGCCTTGTTTGGATTGGAGTACGGAAAGTACGAGGACGAGCACAAAGCAATCTACGAGACGGAATCTTCGGATCGATCTTTCGAGGAAGAAGTGAAGCTCTCTGGATTTGCGGCGGCTCCAGTGAAGGACGAAGGTGCAGCGATCAGTTATGACGCGGCGCAGGAAGCTTTCACGGCTCGGTACAACCACGAAACCATTGCCATGGGATTCGCGATCACAGAAGAAGCTATGGAGGATAACCTCTATGACTCACTCTCGGCTCGCTATACCAAGGCGTTGGCTCGTGCCATGGCTTACACCAAGCAGGTGAAGGCCGTAAATCCGCTCAATAACGGTTTCACCAATAGCTATCAGACGGGGGATGGGGTCAACCTGTTCACGGCTTCTAGCGACGGTGTAACCGGTGGTGATGGCCACCCGTTGGTTACTGGCGGCAAAAACGATAACCGACCCGCAACAGCGGCGGATCTTAATGAGACTTCGCTGGAAGCAGCGGTTATCACGATTGCTGGCTGGACTGACGAGCGCGGACTGCTGATAGCAGCCAGACCGCGTAAGCTGGTTATCCCGCCGAATCTGATGTTTGTTGCAACCCGCATCCTAGAGTCCGAAGGACGTGTAGCGACGGCGGACAACGACATCAATGCGATTCGTGCGAACGGTACGATTCCGGATGGGTATTCGGTAAATCATTACCTGACGGACACCAATGCTTGGTTCCTCATCTCAGACGTTCCAAACGGCCTGAAGATGTTCGAGAGAACGGCAATGGAAAACAGCATGGACGGTGACTTCGATACAGGTAACGTGCGCTATAAGGCCCGCGAGCGTTACTCTTTCGGCGTCTCTGACCCGCTGGGAATCTACGGATCACCCGGCGCAAGCTGATGTGGGTGGGGGGGTAGGCGACTGCCCCCTTTCCTTTTATCCTGACTGTCGATGTTTCACGTGGAACATAGGCAGACACTAGCCACGACAGGAGACTTACATGGCTAACACGACTTTCAACGGACCCGTCCGTTCAGAGGGTGGCTTCGAGCAGATCAGCAAAACTGCTGGAACCGGAGCTATCACGACCAACTTAGACATTGACACCAGTGGTAATATCACCACGACGGGTTATGTCTCGGCTTATTCCAACGTCAGCAGCATTACGTCTGCGACCAAAAGCGTTGAATCAACCGACTCAGGTACGGTTTATACCTTGAACAGAGCAGCAGGCATTGTGGTCACATTGCCTACGGCGGCTGCGGGTATTAACTACACCTTCATTGTGGGCACCACGTTTACCGGCGCAGGCCAGATCAACACAGACAACGCCAGTGACTTGTTCTCTGGTTTTGCCTATGTCTTTGATCCAGCCACTGCAACGGATAACAACACCTTTATTCCTGACGGCAGTGACGACGACACCATTGATTTGGGAACGGCGGCACAGGGTTGGCTTGTGGGTGGAATCATCCGCTTGGTGGCAACCACGGCTGCGGTGTGGCATTGCGAAGCATATCTGCATGGTGATGGCAGCCTAGCTACCCCATTTGAATAAATTAAAGGAGTAGTGATATGCAGTCTGATGTTCAGACCACTCGGGTAAGTGCCGATGGCTATATCACAGGTGCGTCAGGGAAAGCCCAACCGGCGCGTGTTAAGGCCGTGTATTACGTAGCTTCTGGTACTGCCGGAACGATTGCGTTAAAGAATGGCTCCGGCGGATCTACGCTGGTCACTATCGATACACCCGCGTCAGCGACGGCGACGGATCAGGTATGGTTTCCTGAGAACGGCATTCGTTTTTCGGATCGAGTGTATTGCGATGTCACCAATGTTTCTTTTGTCACCGTAGTATGGGCAGGCTAAGACATGGCAAAGTACAAGGTAGTCCAGAACGGCGAGCGTATTCCAAGCGGTGAGCCGGTCTATCAAGTAGTGACGACGGACGCAGGCAACCCTGTCGTCGTTGGCGAGTTGATGACCAAGAAAGAGGCGGAGGCAGCCATGAAAGCATTGGCCCCCGCCAAAGAGGCTCCAGCTAAGAAAGCGCCCGCCAAGAAGGCACCGCGAGCGAAAAAGTAATCCATGGCAGAACAGACCGCATCAGAGGTTGCCATGGAATTGAACGCGCATGAACGCGAATGTGCATTGCGCTATGAGGCCATCCTGCGGAGGTTGGATGATGGTTCAAATCGCTTTGATAAACTGGATCGCTGGGTGATGGGGCTGTATGCCACCATCATTGGCATGGCTGCCCTCAGTATTTTTGCCCCGTTCGGAGTATCGTGATGTACCAGTACCGGGCAACAGTAACGCGAGTAATTGATGGAGATACCGTCGATTGTGATATCGATTTAGGATTCTCCGTGGTTCTGACTAAGCAGCGTATTCGTCTGTACGGTATTGATACACCCGAAAGTCGCACCCGCGACAAGGAAGAGAAGAAGTACGGGTTACTAAGCAAGGCGTTTTTGCAGGACTCTATTGATAAGGCCGGAGACTCCCTCACGATCCAGACCCATAAAGATGGGCGCGGTAAGTTTGGTAGAATCCTTGGGCAACTTCTTGATAGTGATGGTAATTGCATTAACGATATTATGTGTGAGATGGGGTATGCGGCCCCGTATTTTGGGAAGTCCAAAGAGGATATACGCCAGATTCATCTGGCTAATCGAGAGAAGGTGGATAAGCTGAATCATGAATAAGCAATTAGAAAATCTCATTATCGATTGTTTGTTTGAGTTGAGTCGTCCATTGACCGGAGCGCCGGTCATAATATTGTGGGATGAGGTTAAACATGAGGTGATCCTGCAAACAACTGGAGATGTGGTGGCAGTTCATGTGATTAACGCCAATCAGTTTTTGGCGATGTCGCCCCATGCGATCCTGCAATTAGCACGTTCTTTTGCAGAAGACGCAGGTGTTGCGGCATAGTGTTTAAACAGTACAAGGAGGCTTAGAAAGCGTTTAAACATGGCGAAAGATAAAGCAGGTGTCGTCATGGGAGAGTTTAAACGCGGTAAACTAAAATCTGGTTCTGGGGGTAAGGTTAAGAATCGCAAGCAGGCGATAGCCATTGCGCTCAGTGAACAACGTAAACAAGGAGGCAGAATGCCTAGTTATTACGACAGCAAATCATCCAAGCCGAAGAAGACCAAGGTGAAGAAGTATCAGGGTGGCGGCCCGTTGGTGAGGCCACGAGTCAATGTTCTGGGTACAGGAGCCGCGGCAGCGCATCAACGCGCACAGGCTGGCGGGACCCATGCGTCTGAGCTTGCGCGGCAACAGGGTCCGATGAGTCAAAGAACACGAAGAGTGGGCGGTGGTCGTGGAGTTCGTAGCGGCGGTCCGGGTTTTGCCGGTGGTGGCTCTGTCAATCAGTTGATTGATAAAAAATATAAACATGGGGGAAGGATTCCGCATAATCCTTCCGACGTAAATCCGTAGGAGGAAACCATGGATTTTGATATTGTGGCGATTCTGATGTACGCGACCGCAGCGGTGACGGCATGTTCCGCCATTGCGGCTGTAACTCCCACGCCAAAAGACGATCAAGCCGTGGCCTGGGCATACAAGGTCATTGACATGATTGCCTTGAACTTTGGTAAGGCGAAAGATAAGGGAGAGACGGGGGCCTAAATGGCAACCAGCGGCACCTATACCTTCAACCTTGATCTTGGCGATATTGTTGAGGAGGCGTTTGAGCGGGCTGGATTAGAGGCTCGCTCTGGCTACGACTACCGCACGGCTCGTCGTAGTCTTGATTTAATGTTCCTTGAATGGCAGAACAGGGGGTTAAATCTTTGGACGATTCAGGAGGGAAGTCAAGCTATTACCGCTGGAACCTCACGCTATGCGTTAGATGGTGACGAACTCGATGTGGTCGAAGCCTTCATCCGTACTGATTTGGGTAGTACATCGAATCAATCGGATCAGATGATGACTCGCATTTCCATTAGTCAGTATGCGCATTTGACCAATAAGTTGGAGCAAAGCAAGCCTTTGCAGTACTGGATCGAGCGTGATCCGGGGGCGATTGCGGTCAATCTATGGCCAGTTCCCGATGATGCAATGACCTATACCCTTGTCTATTACTACTTGCAGCGTATTGAGGATAGCGGCTCGCCGGGAACAAATAACGTTGATATCCCGTCACGCTTTCTGCCGTGCATGGTGGCGGGGCTTGCTTATCAGGTCAGTCTTAAAACGCCAGAGGCAACCAATCGTTCACCGTTATTAAAGCAAATCTACGAGGAGCAGTGGCAGCTTGCTTCTGAAGCAGATCGAGAGAAAGCATCTTTGTTTATGGTGCCGGGAGGCTACGATTGACTAGCTATACCAGGGGTAAATATGCCTTCGGCTTTTGTGATCGAACGGGGTTTCGTTACAAGCTGAAGGATCTAGTACCACAGATTAAAGGAGGCTACCCCACAGGTTTTCGTGTGGGCAGGGATGTAGTGGATAAGGATCAGCCGCAGTTGCAGTTAGGTCGTCTGCATATGTCAGATCCACAGGCATTGCGTAATCCACGACCTGATACCGCACTGGATGAGAGTCGCAGGCTTTCTGCTTGGGACCCTATTGGCGGTGGTGTAACTGCCTTTGGAAGCCGCACAGTAGGCTTGGACATGCACGGTGAGGTTGGCTTTATCAAGGTGACGATCAGCTAATGGCGGACGGCCAAACAGTCCCAGCTGGTTATTACGTCAGCAACAGCAAAGACGAGGATTGTTTTTTTGTTGATGCCAAAGGTAATTACTATTTTAAGAAGGCGACTGGCGAGAAGTGGTCAACCACCGACAAGTGGAACTTCGATCACCTCTGCGATGTAACCACCGTCAATGCAGAGCAAGGCGTCAGTGCCGATGTAAACACCCACGATGGCCGTGGCCTGGAAGTGAGTGTGTCGGCCCACGTCGGCGTATCCGTGTCGAGCGTGATGAAGTGGAAGTACATGAACCCTGATGGCAATGCTGCCACCCTATGGGCTGGCCCAACGGCTGGTGTGGGTGCTGGTGCAAGTGCTGATGTCGGCGTTTGGTATGACAAAGACGGCAACATTCACATGAAGTTCGGAACCTCCGGTGTGATTCCGCACATGGATTTTGGCGCGTCCGTGGTGATTAACCCCAAGACGGTAGAGGATTTAGACAAGCCTACGGCAGAGGACAAGGCATTTTCTAAAGGCTTTACCGAAGGCATTACGCTGGGTATCGCACATAAGTCACCTCCGGTGATCACCAAGACGGTTGCCACCATCCACAAGTTTGCGGATGACGTGGGCAAGTTGCTATAGGAATAGAGCATGGCTTGGACTTACACCACATTGACGCAGGCCATTAAGGACTACACTGAGAATACGGAGACGACGTTCTCTAACAATATCACTGTGTTTATCCAACAGGCGGAAGTGACGATACTCCGCGCAGTCCAGCTGCCTGTCTTTCGTAAGAACGTAACGGGGACGATGACTGCCTCGAACGCCTACCTATCAACTCCGAGCGATTTCCTGCGCCCCTATTCGCTGGCAATTATTAACAGCAGCAGCCACGAGTATCTAATCAACAAGGACGTGAACTACGTTCGCGAGGTGTACCCCAATCCGGCAACGACGGGTGTACCTAAGTATTATGCTTTGTTCGATGACAATACGTTTATCATCGGCCCTACTCCGGGTTCCAACTACACTTCAGAATTGCATTACTTTTACAAGCCGGAGTCGATCACGGCGGCTAGTGCGGGTACTAGCTGGCTTGGTACGAATGCAGAGGATGCCCTTTTGTATGGCTCATTGCTTCAAGCCTACATCTTTATGAAGGGTGAGCCGGACGTAGTTCAATCTTATGCACAGCAATTTCAAACATCGGTTGAGGCATTGAAACTCGAAGGCGATGGTTATGATCGCACCGATGCGTACCGGGATGGTCAGTTAAGGATGAAAGTTAGTTGATGGCTAAAAGCATAGACCACGTGGCCCTCTTAGGGTTAGGCCATAGTCAGTTGGACTATCATCTGTCGATTACGCACAGCGAAGAATACGACGAAGTTTGGGCGATTAATTCGATCTGTGCTGTAGTCAATCCAGATCGTGTCTTTATGATGGACCCCGCTTCACGCTTCTTTGATAGCGATGATGCTGGCGGTCAAACCGAGGTGATGCGAAAGACGTTGCCCATGCTGACATGCCCTATCTATTCCTGTGAATTAGATGATCGAGTACCGGCGATAGCACTGTATCCCTTAGAAGAGATTGTCGAGGAATTGGGATGCGGTTATTTCAACAATACGATTTCTTACGCGATTGCGTTTGCGCTATGGAAGCGGGTTAAGCGTCTTAGCGTCTTTGGCGCTGATTTTACTTACACCACCAACATGCACTTCGGTGAACTAGGCCGGGCGTGTTGTGAATTCTGGCTGGCCCGTTGTCTTGCAGCAGGCATGGACATTGCGGTGGCACCCAGTTCACCGCTCTTAGACACCAACGTTGCCGAGAAGAAAAAGTTGTACGGGTATCATCGCCTAGAGAATCCTCCCGTCGTGTATGCGGAAGAAGGTAATCTGAAGGTGACAAAATTCTCCAATATTGAGCGGGAAGAAGAAGTCGTGGTATCGATTCATGGGCGTGAGGATGATGTGAAACCAGTGAAACAGGCGGGCGTACAGCCCGTTGAGCCAACGAGTTACTGATGCTGCAAGTTGATTTAGAAACGTCGGTTGGTAATCTGGGTGTAGAGACTACCCATTATCGGGGGCATACCCCGGAAGAATGGGCCAAGATGGCGGCCAATAGAATTGTCAGCATTAGCAACGAAGCACCGGAACCGATTCGACAGCAAGCGCACGCCTTTAAGGGATATCTTGAGACGTTGCTTGCCGACTATATGCAGAAGGCTGTAGAGAGCCATATCTGCACCTTATGTAATCTTCTAGAAAAACAGGGCCACCGTGATATGGCCGAAATAATCAGGAGGCTGTAATGGCAATCACACAGGCAATGTGCACGAGCTTCAAGAAAGAACTGATGGAGGCCAAGCACAACTTTTTACTTTCAGGGGGAAACACTTTTAATCTAGCCCTGTACACCAGCTCGGCCACGATGAGTGCAGCGACTACGGCGTATAGCACTTCTCAGGAAGTCTCCGGCACGAACTATACGGCTAAGGGCGCTTCTTTAACACGGGTTAATCCGACGACTTCGGGAACCACGGCGTTCACGGACTTTGCCGATTTAACCTTCGGCACGGCAACGGTTACTGCGCGGGGCTGCATGATCTTTAACGATTCTGCTTCTGGTGATCCTTCTGTAGCAGTGTTTGATTTCGGTGGCGACAAGACCAGCACGGCGGGTAGTTTTACGATTACCTTTCCGACAGCCGACGCTAGTAACGCCGTAATTCGCATTGCCTAATACATGGCGAATATCACAGGCTGGGGACGTGGCACATGGGACCAAGGTACATGGGGCCAGCCTATTCCCGTCGAGCTTACGGGCGTTGCTGGTACATCGGCGCTTGGCTCGGTATCTGTCACAGCTGATGCCAATGTTGCTGAAACGGGGCTGGCGGGTACTGGCGCTGTCGGAACGCTTGTTGCGACCGGCATCGCGAATGTCAGTGTTACTGGTCTTGCAGGTACTGGAGCGGTTAGCTCAGTCTCGGTCGAGGCAGCGGCCAATACAGCAGTCACGGGCCTTGCGGGTACGGGCGCAGTTGGCACCCTCCTGGCGGCAGGCTATGCACTTACGGGCGTCAGCGGCACGGCATCTACGGTTGGTCTGGGCGACGAGACTGTTACTGGCGATGCGAACATTTATCCAACGGGTGTGGCAGGCACGTCGGCACTTGGCTCCGTTGGGATCGTTAGTGACAATGTTATTGCGGTCACTCTCGATGCAGCTACCAGTGGTCTGGGATCGCTTACGGCGACGGGTACGGCGGCAGTTGTACTTGAGGGGCTTGCTGGAACGGGAGAAATCACTCAGTTACTCGTCTGGGGTCTTATCGACACAGACCAAACCCCCAGCTGGAGCGAAATATCAGGGTCACAAACACCTTCTTGGTCAGCGGTCAGTGACACTCAAGACCCCAGTTGGAGTACGATATCCGATAGTCAATCACCATCCTGGTCAGGCGTTAGCGACACGCAAGACCCCGATTGGAAAGAGGTAGCTTAAATGGCGACATATGTAAATGACCTACGACTGAAAGAAATCGCAACCGGCGATGAATCAGGTACGTGGGGTACAAGCACCAACACGAATTTAGAG